GCAATTCCTAAAAATTCTCCAGAAGCATATCTTGGTTGATAAGAATCTGCTATTGAGTTAGAGAGTCTTACCCCAGTTGCAAGGTGAGGTTTACCAATATTAGCAACGCCTCTAGCTGCACCAGCAACTGCTAACCAACTTGCATTAGTTTGCACTGACTCTGCATATGCTTTTAAATATACAAATGATGCTGGCATGTAATCTGGTGTAATTGCCTTTGGTCTTGTAATATCAGAACCGTTATTAAGCACATTGTATAAATCTGTTACTAATGGGCATGTACACCATGGTGTAAACATTGCTGCAAATTCACCGTTACCTAAAACATAACTTGAATTTACATTTGCTGCAGCGTAGTATACTGAATTCTTGCTTGTTGGGTTAAGTGTTCTTGATGCGTTATCTGTGTGGTCAACTAATGCAACTGCATCACCACGAGAATTTGCTACATCAATCATCTTATCTGCTATGAATGAAGTTGCTGAAGATTCAGCAGGAACTTCTACATAAATTAATCCACCATAAGTTACAGATTCAATATTAAATCCATATTGAGCAATATCAACTTGTGAGAATTCTTCTTCATCGATGCTTGCTTCCCAAATCTTAAATCTTGCAGGAGCAACGCTTACCCATGAATATTTACTTGTTTCAGTATCGAGTTTCCATTCGAAAGCTTCATCTGTTGATTCTACAACGAAGATTAATCCTTCTTCTCCAGCAGCTGGAGCATCTGGTAGAACATCAACTACTTTTACTAATCTAGCATATCTAAATTGAGCAGTTCTCTTTTCATCTTTCTTTCTTGGAACTTTTTTAACAAATACAGACTGTTCAAAGCCACCTTCTGTAATTGTTACATTTGTATATTTTGGAATTAATTTTAATACATCGAATTCGAATGTTGGATAACCACCAGATGTAATAAACTTAATTTCTGGGAATTCACCAATATCTTTAATATCAGACCATACGTCATAATCATTAACCATACTAGCTAACACTTTATACATATGTTCTACTGTAACTTCTTCTGCTGTTTCATTACATCTTACATATAATACTGGGAGACCTGCGTTAATTAATTCTTTTGCGTAAATGTAACCAGGGTCCATTGTATTTACTTCGAACATCTTTGTAAGACCAGAAATTGAAGCTGTTGAGAATCCAGTAGGATAATTTTCTCCTTCAGGATTTTGCTTGAATTGTGCTGGGATAGCACCAAAGTAGCTTTCAAATTCTGCTACAGTACTGCATAATGTTGGAACATAAGCAGGAGCAGCTGTCTCTACTAAACTTTCGATGTTAACAAATCCAGGAACAAATACTACATCTTGTGCTGATAATACTACACCAGGGGAGGTATTATCAATTTCTTTTATTGTAATACTTGGCATTACTTTCTCCTTAAAATAACTATAAATTATTTACATCTTATTGAACATCAACCACACTAATGAGATAATTATTTCTAACTCTTGCATCCCATAGATATGCGTCATCTATACTTATATCAATAGTTAATCTAGAGAATTGTCCAGGTATCATACGCTCAGGTATGTCTGAATTATTCTCAACATTTGACGCTAACCTTATATTTGTATTATGCACTATATGTGCATCATTGTAAGGTATATCAACTTCAAATGTCGGATGATTAATTATATTAAACACTATATCTCTCATGTAGGCATCAGCCTCTTCGAAATATCTTGCATATACATCTAACTGATAAGGAATATTAATTGGAATTGCATTAAGTTGTAATGATTTTTCAATCGTCGCATCCAATGTCATGCCATCATATGTTAATGGCTTTTTATTCATATTTAATATTTCATATCCGCCTGCTCTTCTTAAACAGATTATAGGTAATTTTATTGGTTCATCATTTGAACCATCTGCAATTACCTCAAATAATCGTCTTGTATCGTCAGGTCCGTATACATGCAAGCTAGTTTTAGATGACCAATCTTTGAGTTTCTCAACTAGTTGGTCGTCATATAATTTTGTTGACATTATATACTAAAACCCCTTTTGTATTTTTGGTATAAATCTGCAATATTATCTTCTACATTATTGAATGCATCTGAGAATATTGGATAACCTTGTACAGACATTGTACCATAATTTATTAATCTACATGCATCATTTAATTTAGCATCTAATCCAAATATTTTTTGATTTTCATCAATGGTTATTTCGTAATATGCTTCATATTTTTTGTAAACTAGATTATAAGCACCTATAATTATTACCTCTCTGCACGAAATGAATTTTCGTAGCTTACCTTTAAATATTGGTAAAGAGTTAATATACATTTGTAACCAATATAATTTTTCGGATTTGATGTTTGCTTGAATATAAGTCTGTAAGTATCTTATTAAATACTTTATAAACCCAACATCATTGCAATTTTCTATTCTTAAAATCATTTTATAAGAAATCGTCTTCATCTGGTCCAAATCTTCTTATACCTTCATCATCTGGTATGAATTGACTTGGGTCAGGTTCTTCAGTAATTAAATTGAAATCAGATGCTGTGTAGTCATTCATAGCTACTTGGTCAATTGTATCTTCATATTCTGGTACAATTTCGCAAGTTATTGAAGCTGGGTAAATTTGATTATATGACATCTTTGTTACCCTGAAAAGTCTTCCTTTAGATTCATCTATACCACTTGGTACGATAAATAATGCTCCAACTTGAATGTCTGGTAAATCGTAGTCTACGTGAATGATTGATGCTTCAGTATCAAGTTCTGCAACCCAACCCAACTTTTTCATTGTTTGCTGTGTTGGTGTTCCTTCGAATAAACACCCAACTCTTATTGGAGGCATAAAATCAGACTCGATTTCAGCGTATGTGTTAAAGTGTTTATTTGGTCTAGGTGCTCTGTATAAAACTTGTATACCGAGCAGCCTGACCATTTCTCTAAAGTATTGTCTGTGTAACTTGATATTGGGGGTTAATAGCAATCCGTATTTTTCGTTATCGTTCACGATACAACCCTCTATTATTTTTTGAGTTTACTTCTTAATGTCTGATACTCTTTTGTTAATTCTTTATACATTGGGTCACTATATTTTAAACCACCTTTAGATGATTTTCTCATAGCATCAAGGTAATCGTAGTACATAGCATCAAGAGTAGCTTTATTTTTAATTTTTGACATTGACTTTGAAGCATTTGCCATAAATGTACTAACATCTTGTTTATGCATTTGAGCTGCTTGACGCTTTTCATCTGCATATGCTTTGTTAGCTTGTGCTTTACGCATTACTTCATCTTCAATACCGTTTGCTTGTTTCTTTGCTCTCTTTAAGTCTGCTTGATGTTGATACTCAATTCTATTTTGAGCTTCACGGTCTGCATCTAACATCTTATCAGGACTTTGAGTTGCATTTGCGGCTCTTCTTGCGTCGAATTCACGACGGGAGGCTTGAGATGCTTTATAATCATCATTATAACCTTTGTTAACTTTTAAATCATTTATTTTTGATTTAATTGTATCAAAGATTCCTTCATCTAACTCATCATCAAATTCTTCACTTAATGACTCATTAGATTTACCAACCCATTGGAAACACTGTGCGTTATCATATACATTTTGTTTAATGTTTTCTGATAAAGGTGTATATCCTTTATATTGATATACTATTGAACCGCTATTGATGAAACCTTCGATTAAGTCTATAGCATCAGCTGTAGCTCTTTCGTTTTGGTCATAATCATTGATAAAGTTGGTTTTCCATAACTCTGTGCATGGCTTTCCATCAATGAAAACAACCTGTCTTCTGGATAAATCATCAATCTTTTTGCCTGGAGCTATTTCATCAATACTCTTTATTCTCATAAGTACTAAATCATTAGATTTAAATACTTCTCTTGTACCTAATGTCCAATACCAATATGCGTCGTAAATTTTTGTCTTTACATTGGCTCTATCATTTAAAAACTTAAATGCTTCTCTTGGGCTATTAGTTACTTTTAGACTAGGAGTATTTAATGAATTCCAGTTTTCTGGCTTTACACTTTCAGCTTCTGACCTAAGTAGTATATATACGCTGCAAGTTGGTCTAGCCATCTCGTCTAATTCAACTTCCTCATTTACATCAATACCGTAAAGTTTTTCAAAGGATTCGTTTAATTGTTGGAATTTCATTAGAACTCTCCTTTATTATTCATTAACTTTTACAGTACCGTATACTCTATTGGAATCAACTCTATAGTTATAATTTAAAGACTCTGCAATAAATTTACCTTCTGTAATTGTGCCAGCAAGTGTGAAAGACTTCTTTCCACGGCTGATTTGTGCATTTTCACCAACAAATCTAACCTTACCAGATTTTGTTGCGTCTTTAGCTTCGAAAATAAACTTTGTAGCTTTTTCTTTTCCAGAATTGAATGTGATAACACCTTCAACAACTAACTTGTCATTATCTTGAGCTACTGATGATGTGCTAAAAGAGTTTACATTTTCATAAACATTCTTTAAATAAGCTTCACCAAGTTTATTAAATTCATCTTCGCTAAAATCTTCTACATCAAAATCTACCATTTCTTCTTCATCTTCCTCTTTGCAGCAATCTTCATTAATTGCTTCTTTTTCTTCTGCTTCTAATGATTCTTCGAAATCTGATTCTTCTTCAGCTTCTTCTTCGAAATCTGGCTCTTCATCAGCAACAACATCTTCCTCAGCTTCTACTGGAACTTCTGGAACATCTTCTACTGGTTCTTCAGCTGCGATTTCTTCTGCACCAACTTCTTCTTCAGGAGCTAATAATTCAGCTGCTAATTCATCAGATATTGGTGTAATCATTTCTGCATCTGGAATAGGTTCTTTTTCTTCTTCAGATACATGAATGATTTTATCTTCCATTTCGAGGTCTACTTTTTCAAAACCTTCACGAACTGGTTCTTTATTTTCTAAAGACTCATCAACTTCTTCTTCTTTTTCTTCTTCTTTGTCTTCTGCTTCTTCGTCGTTGAGAATTTCTTCTGCTTCAACTTCAGCATCATCTTCTACTGGCTCTTCGATTTCATCGATTTCACATTCTGGACAAACTTCGTTTGCTACTGCATCGATTTTATCTTCAACTTCATCGATTTCATCTTTAAGCTCATCGAGTTTTTCTTCGAGTTCTGGGTCGAGCTCTTCTTTTAACTCGTCTGCTTTTTCTTTACAATCTTCGCAAGGTTCGTCTACATCTTTACCACAAATTGGGCACTTTTCCTCATCGAGAGACTCTTCAACTTCTTTATCTTCGTCTTCAACTTCGTCATCAACTTCAACTTCTGCGTCTTCGTCTTCTGGCTTATCTTCAACTTCAACTTTAATTTCAGGGTCTTCTTGGAAAGGACAAACCTGACCAATAATCTTAAAACCATCTTGGGAGTGACAGATTGGGCATTCATCTTCAATATTAGCTAAGCCGCTTTCTTCATCGATGTCAATATCTTCAACATCTTTGAAAATAGGTGAATGACATACGTCACACTCAAGAATAACACTTCCAATATAGGAATCTTTTACTTCTGTCTCATCTGTAGCTTCGTCATCAATAACATCTAGGTCTTGATTAAGTTCATCATTATCATAGAAATCGATAATGTCTTTTACGCCTACATCGTCAAGACGGAAGTCTTCTTCTTCAAGAAGTTCCATTGCGTGGAATGCTTCTTGTAAATATACTCTATCCATTATACTAATTTCTCCATTATCACAATTTGTATAATTTAGTCTATACCATAGACTAACTGTGTATTAGCTTTTAAATGTTCTCTTAAACTTTGTAATTCTGATGTTCCCTCATTTAATAAGGTCTCACCATCTTGTGTCCATAAGGCATTTGATTGTGTATACCTTGAACGAATTCTTCCAACTGTAACCTTTGTTAAGGCTAATGATAACTGCATAAGTATATCGGTCCAATAATCAGAAACAATCTCTTCAACTGAATCAAATCTTCTAATATACTCTACTGTAATATTAGTTGGTGGATTACTTGAAGTATTTATATATAACTTATTTGCTACTTTATCAAATCTGAATGAAAGGTCAGTTGACATTGTATTCCTGATTTGTAATAAAGTGTTCCATGACGCATAATTTAATGCATAATCTTGGAAGTTATATAGATTGCCTGTTGCTGATAAAATCTGCCATTGAGATACATACATTGGGTCCATCATACCTGAACTGGTTTCGCTATCATTACTTGTATAACCAGCGGTTCTAAAAATTCTTGATACAGAACTTATTTTAACTTTATTGCCAAATTGGTCTGTAATCTCATTTAAATCAATACACCTTGAATATGGGACTGTAGCAATTTCAGTGCTACAGATATACCTCTGTATTTCTAGCAGAGCTGCATTTATAATTTTATCAATTGTGCTATCTTCAAGCTCTAAATCAAGTAAATCACCAGTTAATTGAACTTTTATATAATCTCTATAAGCTGCAATATCCATGATTTACCTCTTTGTTGATTTATTATTCTTCAACTTCTTCGTCTATAATATCTTCGATAACTTCTTCGTCATCTTTAATATCTTCAACTACTTCTTCCTTTTTAGGCTCTTCTACCTTTTTAACTTCAACAGCCTTTACAGGTTCAGCCTTTGGAGCAGGTGCAGGTGCTGGTGCAGGAGTTTGAACTACTGGTGCAGCATTTGTTACATCACCAATAATACAAGTATCTCCGATAAATACATTAACACCTTTATCATCAGATAATCTCTTCATTCTTTGAACTTTATCTTTTGTTCCGTTGTCAACATACTTATCATTTGCAACAGGAGTAATTGCACTGCCGTTGTTATCTTTGTAAGTTAATTGAACATCTGCGTCTGCAGGGATGTTACCAAGTGTTCCGAAAAGGTGTCTCTTTAATTCACCACCTTCGGCTACTTTCTTTTCATAAACAAGCATTAATTCTCTCCTTGAATTTTAAAAATAAGTTTTTGCAAAAATTTATTTATATAAACTAGATTGCTCTAGATATATTCAAATTTAATGTTTTTTAATATTTAATTGTTGTTTAATCAAATGATGAAAAAATGTATATGAGTAATTTAATAAAAACTTTATTAAAAACGGATATATCACCGATGTCCTCATATACTCTATTATAACATATTTACTTAAAAAATACAACTAAGTAGGAGAGAAATTACTCCCCTACTTAGTTTACTTAGTTAATTAAGCAGTAACTTTACCCTTTACGATAAGGTCCTTGTTGAGGAGCTTGAGGTCATAGAGAGTGGAGAAGCCTTGGGATGTACCACCGTCAGCATACTGTAAGAGCTGTGTTGGAACGATTGGCATGTAAGGAGCATAAACAGCTGCAGAAGACATAAAGTCATCGCCGTTAACACCGATTACGAAATCGCCCTTAGCCATTGCTGGGGATACATAAACCTTAAGAGCATTGAGTGTACCACAGAAGTATGGACCATTAACTTGACCTGCTGGAGCAGCCTTGAATCCTTCAACGAATGCGAGGATTGGGAGGATGTTGGAAGCAATAATCATGTAGTTAGGAGCAAATCTTTGAGTTGCATCATAAATCTTCTGACGACCAATTTCAACCATTTCACTGAAACCAGTGTAGTGGTCTCTCTTGTTAACGCCGATAGGAAGTGTCTTACTCCAAACGAGTTCAGCATCTTCTTTAGCGTTATCAGCTAAGAGTTTAACAACTTCTGTATCGATTTCATATTGGAGTTGTCCAACAGCTTTTTCAGCTAATTGGTCACCAAGGTCGAAACCATAGTCTGTCTTAGCCTGGAATGCAGCAATCTGTGAATAGTAGATAGCAATTCTTCTTGCCTTTGCGAGAAGAGGAATGTTTGCCATTTCTGCATTGAGGATTGGGAGGTCATTCTGTGGAATAACAACGTTGTCATATCTATAAGCAACTTTATCTCCAGCTGCAAGACCAGCAACAGTCTTTCCATCAGCTTCAAGGTTCTTATAAGAAACTACGCCAGCAGCTGAAACAACTTTAACGTCGAACTTTGTACCAGCATCGTCAACGAATGATTCTTTAACTACAGGAGTCCATGCGAGAACTACACTACCAGCAGTTGCAACTGTTTCAACAACAGCTTCGCCTGTGAAGTTAACATCAGGATTTCTGAGTGCGAATGGGTCGTTCCAT